ATTGCATGGAGGCTCTTGCCACCGCTATGTACCAAACACGCAATCGGAAGTTCCAATTTGCGATACATTGCATCTTGGTCGGCAATCGGCATTGAGTCTGATTCCACAAGGGCATACTTGAACTTGGTAATGTTATCGTTTTTCACGCCTTCGCCATCGACAGGATTGAAACGAATCCAAGCACCGCAGTCCTTTTTCCAATCACCGATTGTTGCACCCAAATCCTCTGGATGCTTCTTAAGAGATGCAAGGAGGTCTCCGGCGGTGCGATTATATACACCTTTTTTCGGAAGCCATCTGCCTTCATTGTCTTGCCACACGTCTGTTGTGACATAGCCAACAAAATCGTCCTTATCAAATAAGGTTTCAAGATAGGTTATAAGCTGTGCGGTTGCCGGTTCGGTTTGTGATGAAATGTATGGTGTGAATCCATCGCCATCTTCTAAAATGGTATCGTTCCAATCCATAATCCCGTCCTCGTTTCTGTAAACCCAACCACGCTCTTTTGCCATTTGCACAATTGTTCCTGCCTTGACAGGCATTGCAACCGAACTGAAGGTGCGCCACTTTCGTTCACACTCACCGGGATGATATCTTTTATCGTTTCTGCTCCAAGCCTCCCAAACCGAGCAGTCAAATCCCTCGGAGTGAAGAGCCATACCCACAGAAACCCATTCTTGGTATGAAAGCGATGCCACATCTATGGCTTCAAGTGCTGCTAATATAGTTTTCATTTATGAGCCTCCCGTCTATGGTCTGTATGTGTGAACTGTTATTCCGTGCGGAACTCGCCATCCGTTCATGGCAAGTCTTGATATCATCTTTCCGGCATCCTCAAAAAGCCAAGTGCCAACCTGCCTGAACCCATAACGCTCAAGGCAGCGGATTTGCTTCGGTGTAGCAAGACCTTCATCCTGTCGTCTTTTAAGTCTGTCAATGAGAAGAGAGGCTTTGCCCATATTCTCAACACTCTCCGAGAAAATGCCACGCTTTTCAAGAAACTCCAATTGCTTTTCAGAAGGCGGTGCCATTTCCCAAGCAAAGGTGGGAACATAGCCGATAAGGTCTTCTGCTGCAATGGAAAGAGCATATTGAAGTGGGTCGACAAGCTGTCTTTTGCGTTTTCTCATTTCAGCGAGCTGTTTTGCAAGTGCCGATTCACGCTCGGCAAGGATATCTCTCTCGGCTTGTTCTTCAGCTTCAATAAGGTCAACACCATCTTCGCTGTCTTTCATTTTTTCATTTATTTTGTTTGCTATTTCTGCGTCTTTGCTTATAAGTGCAGAAGGTCTGCACAAATCGTGTCTTGAAGTAAGCCACAAAAAATCTAATAAAAGCAGATTTTCCTTGCCGGGGTGAAGTCTCATCCCACGCCCAACCATCTGCTGATAAAGACCTCGCATTTTGGTAGGACGAAGGATTACAACACAATCAACGGAAGGACAATCCCAACCTTCGGTGAGGAGCATAGAATTGCAAAGCACATCGTATTTACCATTTTCAAAATCCTGCAAAATTTCAGCTCTGTCATCGCTGTTTCCGTTTACTTCCACAGCGTTCATCCCATAGTTTTTCAGAATCTCGCAAAATTTCTGTGCCGTAGAAATAAGAGGTAAAAACACCACTGTCTTTCTGCCTTCACAGTAGTGCGACATCTCTCTTGCAATCTGCTCCAAGAAAGGCTCAAGTGCAAATCCTATATCACCAACACTAAAATCACCGCCGGAGATAGAAACATCATTGATGTCAAGCTCAAGCGGAATCATCTGTGCCTTGATTGGGCAGAGGTATTTTTCACGAATGGCACGTGTCATTGTGTATTCATAAGCACGGCTGTCAAAATATTCACCGAGGTTTTTCATATCACCACGGTCTGGGGTTGCTGTAACTCCGAGAACATTCGCTGCCGAAAAATGGTCTAATACCTTGCGGTAACTGTCCGATAAACAATGATGTGCCTCATCAACGATGATGTCGGAAAAGTAATCTGCCGGGAACTTTGCAAGACGCTTCTCTTGTGCGAGAGACTGAACCGAGCCTATGGTAACCGGGAGAGAGCTTCCAAGAGATGTGCTTTCCGCTTTTTCAAGAACGCTGTCAAGTCCTGTTGCGGATTTGAGTTTGTCAGCGGCTTGGGTTAAAAGCTCACCTCTGTGAGCCATAATCAAAACTCGCCGACCTTTATTTACTTGTTCTTCAGCAACTTTGGCGAATACAACAGTTTTTCCGCACCCGGTTGGGAGCACCAACAAAGTGCGTTGGTGCCCCGTTTCCCATTCGTGCAGAATTGCATCCTTCGCCTCAGCCTGATAAGGTCTGAGTTTCATCATTGGACACAACCTCCTTAATTAAAAGGGAGTTCATCATCGTCCGTGATTTCTGTCCAATTTGTATCGTTTGCGAAGAAACTCTCGTCATAGTCATAGAAAGTAACAACATCATTTGTTTCTCTTTCTTCGCCATCACGATTGGTATAGGTACGGGGTTTGAACTTTGCTCGTCCCTTTGAACCGAGAACCTTGTTCCAGTCCATAACAAGTCTTTCTCCGTGCTTCTTCTGACCGATGCAGCGGAAAAACTGTGAAATTCTCCATTCAAGAGTTCTGAAAAGAATAAGGTCAAACTTTACTGTTGCTCTTTTGCCATCTTCGGTTATAACAGCAAGTGTGAGAGTTGCCTTGTTGCAAGCGGGGATTTTTGCCGAACCGGGGTATCTGCCACGCTCAAATTCCACAACCTCAAAGTTGTAGTCACCTTCTTCCAAAATGACGAACTCCTGACCATCGTTTTCAATGGCGTCGTTCCAATCCATACACATATTTGCCTGTTCGTTATACATTATCGTTACCTCCGTTTTCATCATTTCTATTTGTTAAAATCATATTTTTTATCTGCTCCCAATACTTCATAATCCAGCCGTTGATAAAGTCCGGCTTGTATTCCGTAATAGGAGTAGAAGCATCAATCTTTGTCTTTTCGCCGACAACCTTCTGCAACTCCGCTGCGGTGATGCCTTCATCCGAAAGCATAAGGAGTAATTTTTGGGTTGCATCTTCTGTTGTAATAGCAACATCATCACCGAAAATATGAGCAATATTGCTATACTCCAAGTCCATAACATCAGGCAGTCCGTGTCTGTTCTTGGCATCCCAACAAGGATGGTGGCTTGAATAAATAACACGCTTTCCGCCTTGTACTTTTGCCGACTTGTTTTCGGATGCGACAACAAATGTCTGGTAGTTAAGGAAGAGGAGCATATCACACCATTCCTTAAACAGCGGTGCGACCTGCTTTGACAGTTTCATTTCCCAACGGTCATATGCACCCATTTCATCCGGCTGTTCAAATTTACGCATCTTTGCGTGTGCGGTTACTACCACATTCACACCCGATGCGATAATCTTGTCGAGAACAGCGAAAAAGGACATAAATTCTTCTGCAAGGTATGTATAACCTTTGCCGTAGCCGAACTCTTCAAGTCCAGTCTTTTTGTACTTTGTGCAAATGTGAGAGATAGCAAGTTGCTCCGCCCAATCCGCTGTGTCTATAACAAGGGATTCACAGAGGTTCTTTGTTATAGCAACCTCGTTCAGAACCGCAATCAGCTCATCCCAAGTCTGCGGTTTTTCAATTCTGCGGACATCCATATGGGAAGTTCCGCCTTCGGTATCAATGAAGAGTGGGTTCGGAAATCTCGCTGCAAAGGTACTTTTGCCGATACCTTCGCTTCCGTACAGCACCACCTTCTGTGCTCTTTTTATTTTTCCGTCTGTAATTTTTAGCATTTTACAAATCCTCCTTATCTCAAACTACAGGAATAATCCTGTACCAATTCCACACCGGGAACTTCGCTTCCGGCTGTGAGTAAACGCTTAATTTCTGTCTTGCTGATTTCCGGGGCAGGAATGCGGTAGCACTCCTTGTGTCCGTTCTCATCAAGCCAAGCAACAGCTGTGTCAAGATCGGATACTTCAACTCGTGCTGTTTTTCTGTAGCAGAAAGTGGCAACACCGCAGTCGGTTTTCTGTCCTGCACATTCTCTGTCGAGGATTTGCATAATCTTTTCAGTTTTGCGTTCAAGTGTGCCTCGTCTTTCACGAAGTCTGCGTTCTTCTTCCTTGATGGATTCAATAGAAGCCTTGTTGTTGAGAACGATTTTTGCAAGGTACTCAAGGATACGGCTTCGTTCCATTTGCAATGCAGAAAGTTCATCCATAAGGGCATCGTCACCGATGATTTCACCTGTTTCCGGGTCAACCATTCTTTCAAAGATGTCTTCGATGGCTTGGTTTACTTCATACAGTTTCATAAGTTTCACCTCCCGGCACTTCATTAATTGACAGCTGTTCCACGCTGTCACCGGGAACGAGAATTGTGAGCTTGGTAGGTGAACCGAGCAAGAACCTCAAAACACGCTCCCTTACCGAAATACTGCGGCAACTGACTATGCCACCATACTTCGGCTTTTTTGAAACACTAATCTGTAAGTTGTGCTTCATACGATACCTTCTTTCCGAAAGGCTGATTTTGTGTGCCTTTCGGTATACCGACATTTAGAAGCGGATTTGGCGGGGTGTTTTATAAAAATTTTTTAAGTTTTTTTCTCGCAGCCTCAATCGACTCCTCAATAGCACTATGATGCTTGCCTTCTTCTCGTGCAATTTCCCGTATGCTTTTTCCTTCTGCCAATTTGCAGAGGCGTTCCAATTGCAAAACAGTAATGTGTTCAAGAGCTTCTGTCAGTTTCTTGTTTTCAATCTTTGACAGCAGTTCGGTTTCGGGAGTTGTGTTGTCGGCATATTCCATACCCTCATATTCGATAGCATCCATCGAATAACAATGCCGTTCTTCCATGCGGTCACGATTCTTTTCTTTTCTGCGTGAATCAAGAATGATTGTGCCGATTTCATCGTTTACTTCAACTTCTGTGGTTTCGCCTGTTGCAAATGCGTACTTAATTTTCATATTTTTCTGTTCCTTTCTCTTCGGGTAGAGCAGAAACAGAGAGCTACAGGCATAAAAAAATAGCCGAAGTAAAGCATTGTTTTTGCTCTACTCCGGCTATTTGGTCACTCGTTTATAAGCGGTGCCGTTGCTCGGTAGTTAGATTCTATTGTCAACCG